GGTACGACGCTTGCCAAACTGGTAGACCCTCGCCTCGCCGCGGCCGGTGCTGCGCGGATTACTGCGTTTTTGGGTGGTCAGCACATTCACAACAACGGGACAGCAAACGCTCTGGTTGCCGACATCGTTCGTGAGTTGGAGGCAGCTGGCACTGCTCGTGACGACATAACGCCTGAGATGATTCACGAGTACGTCATTCAGCAACAACAGCAACAGGCAATCGAGGTATCCAGTCGTGAGTAATCTTGCAACACTGGCAACCGAGCTTGAATGGCTCAAGGAGAATCCAGACTTCAGTGAGCGTCCCGCGACTCTCAAGGAATTTCTTGGACCCGATTACCTGGACATCGAGAAGGGTGTTCGTAAGCGCATCCGCATTGAACTTGAAGCGATCATGGGAGACAAGGTTTCCGGTGATCGACCGACTGCGTTTCCACTGGCGATCGTTACAGGTGGCATCGGTATTGGCAAGACGACCATCGCCAGTATCGTGCTCCCGTATCTGGCTCACTGGCTGTTATGTCTGAAGGACCCACAGAAGCACTTTGATCTGTTGCCTGGATCACGTATCGCTCTCATGGAGATGTCCACCAGCGAAGATCAAGCCAAAGAGGTCGTATTTGGTGACATCAAAGCTCGCATCCAGTACAGTCCTTGGTTTCGCAAGCATCCGATGGACCCGATCTTCAAGAACCAGATTCGATTCGACAAGGACATTTGGATTCTGCCGGGGGACAGCACCGATACAACTTTCGAAGGTTACAACATCTTCGGCGGAATCATCGATGAGGCTGACTCACACAAGGTTACAGCAGAGAAGGATTACGCTGAACTTGGATTCAATGCGATCGAGAACAGAATCTCATCCCGCTTTCAGGATCGTGGCTTTCTGTTGATCATCGGCCAGATGAAGTCGTCTGGTGGATTCGCCGCTCGCAAGTTTCTGGAATTCAGTACAAATCCTGAAGCGTATGCGTCGCGGCTCGCAATCTGGGAGTCGATGGGTGATGACTTTGAAGGGTACGAGAAGGACGACGATGGAAAGGTAAAGAAGTTTGCCTACGACACCAAACGTAAGCAAATTCTTCCTGACGGCGTGGTTGATCTTCTTGGCATGTCCGAACAGGTGCTCTTCATTCCCGAGGTCTACCGGCGACCGTTCACCAACAACCCCGAGAAGGCACTCAAAGACTTGGCCGGTATTCCCGGCGCGGTCAACGATCCCTTCATCAGCCTCATTGCCAAGATCGACGCAGGCCGCGATCGTTGGGTGGCCCGCTACAACGGCCTCAGCTCACCGATCACACCGGAGGGTAGACTTGAGCCGTGGTTTAAGGCCATGAACACGATCAAGCGAACAGTTCACATTGACCTTGCGTATTCGGGAAATGGCGATGCGCTCGGTTTCGCGATGGGGCACGTGCCGGAGATGGTCAAGATAAACGGCGAACTCAAGCCATACATCGTGATCGACATGCTGCTCAGGATCAAGGCGCTTCCAGGTTCCGAAATCTTCCTTGGTGACGTTCGCAACTGGGTCTACATGCTCCGTGATGAACTGAAATTCAAGATCGAAGTAGTCACGATGGACGGCTTCGAATCGACCGACACGATGCAGCAATTACAGCGACGGCGCTTTCATGCCGATTACGTGTCGATGGACAAGCAGATTCTCCCATACCACGATCTTCGTGAAGCACTGTACGAAGATCGAATTGACTTCCCGCCATACGTCGTGGACATGCACACCGATGGTGGAACCTTCCGCTGTGAAATTCTTGTGAAGGAATTGTCGGAGTTGATGGACACCGGCAGAAAGATCGACCATCCTTTGAACGGTTCGAAGGACATAGCCGATGCTGTTGCTGGTGTGACTTTCACCTTGATGGGTGATCGGCGCTACCACCAACAGCGGAAGAGTCTGGAGACCGCTCACCAAGCTGCGAAGGTAATGCAACCAAGCATGGCGAGCAGAACGCATCCAGCATTTCGGGGAGACTCTGGCCTGTCGGCCCCCCTCCCTCCGTCGCAGTGGAGATGATCAATGGGACTTCTTGACGCAAGAGGACAACCGCTGAAGTCAGCGGATTACAAGAAGGCACCGACGATTGTTGAACCACGATCTGGCGCTCCATTTGGACAGTGGGCCGGTCGCGACGCGATGTTCTTGACGCTCCCAGGTGGTGGAGTGATGCAGTTCGACTTGAGCAAGTTGACTCTCACTGACTATCGCTCGATGCGTGAGCACTATCAACTTGGATCGAGCTTGAACGTGCTCTCCTTCATGATGCACCAGATCGACTGGGAAATTGTTTGCGACCAAGCAGATATGAAGGAAATGATCGAGGAAGACCTCCGTCTTCATTGGACTCCTTTGGTCCGAGGAATCTCACAGGCTTTTTGGGCTGGATACTCACCAATGGCAGTGAACTACATCAACGGTCCAGACCAGTACACTCACATTGATAACTTTAAGGATTTGATTCCAGAAGAATGCTTTGTCAATTGGAAGAAGGTCAAGGGCTGGGCACCGCCAGGAAAGTTGCCTCCCACGATCCACGAGTACGATGGATTCAAGCAAAATGGATTCTTGATCCCAGCCGAGAATACGCTGTGGTATCCGCTCCTGATGGAGAACGGCGACCACTACGGACGCAAGCTGCTCAAGGCAGCTTTCCCGGCGTGGTTCTTCTCAAATCTCATTCACTTGTTCGCCAACAGGTACTTCGAACGATTCGGTGAGCCGCTTCCGGTTGGCCGTGGCCGGTTCGGTGATGATCTGGACATGGGCGACGGTGTAATGATCAACGGTAAGAAAGCGATGGAGAATGTCGTGACCGGCATTCGTAACCGCGCTGTCGTCGTGCTGCCTTCAGATCGTGACCCGGTGACGAAGGAGTACGACTATGACATTCAGTACCTTGAGAGCCAGATGCGTGGAGCAGACTTCGAACGGTATCTCTCTCGTCTGGACGAGGAAATGTCCCTTGCAGTCTTTACTCCGGTTCTGCTGTTCAGAACTGCTGATGTCGGTTCGTACAATCTCGGACAGGCTCACCTTCTGATTTTCCAGCAAATGCTGAATGCCATTGCTGGTGACATGCAGTACTACATTCAGAACTACCTGGTTGACCGCCTCAAGGCATTGAACTTCCCAGGTAGCGAGAAGGTGAAGTGTCACTGGGTGTATCGCAAGCAGGGCAATGTTGAAGCGCAGCATTACGCTGAGTTGCTCAACATGCTGGTTCGCGAGAAGATGGTCAAGCCGGATATGGAAGAACTTGGCCGGATCGTTGGTCTCAAGCTCACAGAAATTGAACAGATCGTTGCGCCGCCCGCGCCCGCGCCCGCTGATCCCAATGCACCAGTCGACCCAAAGGTAAAGCCAAAGGTGAAGGCAGGTAAACAAATTCTTGATGAAGCAATCATTCGGGTTGCTCGGGAAATCAACGGTGGCAAAGGTCCAACCGTTCTTGGGTATCGCAATCGATTCCTCGATGCTCTCGCCGCTGATGGATTTTCGGGACGAGAGGCGTTGGAACTCACTGACAATCTGTATCACAAGATGAATCTCCTGATCGAGAACATCGCGCCGGTGACTGATGGGGTCGATGACACCAAGAACACATTGCAAAAGGCTCTTGAGCTTGAGATAGTGAGCTAAGTCATGGTTGACCTTCAGAATGGTTTGGAGGTCCGATGCCATTGCGCTCGTCGTCCCCTTCTTGCGAAGTGCGGGAGAGATGACGACGGTGAGCCTTGGGTTCACGTCAAGGTTTGGAAAGGCAAACGCCTCTACACCGAACTGGTTGCCACGTCAGGGGACGTGAAGATCAGATGTCGTGACTGTTTGCGGTGGCAAGTCATCCGAATTGTGCGGGGCGCTCCGGTTGCGTTGGAAGAAAACCAAACATCTTTACGATAATGCTTGCAGTGTAATCAGCGAATAGAGCATGATCTGAGCATGTCCACGGAAGTCGCTCAAAAGCCACGTGCTTTCTTTGCGACCGACAATCGTCCCTCAACCACCTTCCAAGGTCATCAGATTGATTACCAGAAGGATGGAAGTGCGATCGTCCGCGGTGTCGAGGTTTTCAAGGTTGGAACCTTCCGTGATTCTTGGGGTGATCAACACACGTGGTTGGCTGAACATCTCGCACAGATGGTGGCGAACTTCAATCTCCTGAAGGCAAACGGAACCTTCCCGAATGTTCCCACTCGACGCGATCACAGTTTGAGTATCGACAAGGTGATGGGGTACATCGATAGTCTTTCGTTCGATGGATCAAAACTCTTGGCGGATATTCATGTAACTGAGCCGACAGAGGTTGACAAGCTGGCTCGCGGCACCTATCGTTCGGTCTCGCTGGAAGTCGGCATGTACGTCGATAACACCGAGGCTGCGTATTGGCCTGTTGTCTTTGGTGTCGCATACGTCGATATCCCAGCAGTCGAAGGACTGCACAACAAGTCGAAGGAAATCAGCTACTTCAGCCAGATTCCACAAGGAGAAGGAACCATGTCAGGAACTCAGACCGGAACCGGCACCGCAGTCGATGATCGCCCTCCGCAGACAGTGATCAACATTCACGGCACCAATGCAACAGGTGAACCTGTCTCCGCATCCGCCAACGTTTCTCCCGCACCGGCAGCGACACCGGCCGCGGCACCCATCGCGGCATCTGCGCCTGCAGCAGGTGCCGCGACCTTCCGCATCAACGGCGCAGAGACCGTTGATTTCGCCGCCGTGCAACGCCACATCGATGCGTTGGAACTGGTGGTCACCACGACCGACCAGGACAACCGCAGGGCGTTCGTGACGGGTCTTGCCAGCGAAGGCAAGATCGTTGCGGCACAGACCGAGGCCATGCAGACCTTTGCGCTCTCCCTCACGGCGGATGCGTACAAGGCCTGGACCGGCACGTTCGCATCAGCGCAGAAGCTTCCCCTCC